TGAGCGACAAGAAAATACCTTGGCTAACCTCAAAGCGCAATATCAAAGCGTCTTACGAGACTACGATGTGGCACAGAAGACATCCGAGCAACTCCAAGATGAATCAACCGAGGAACTTGAAGAATCTATTGCAAATATTGAAGCTATCAACATTAAAGTGAGGGCTAACCTGGATAGAGAGAAAGCCGAACAGGATGCTGCAGAGTATCGCGCCCAATATAGTAGCTTAACAACGGAGATTGAATCACTTCGTAAGCAACGGATGGATCTATTGCAAAACGCAGACCTACCGCTAGAGGGCCTTTCGGTTGAAGATGGCGAGTTACTTTACAACGGCCAACGTTGGGATAACATGTCTGGCTCCCAGCAACTCATGGTATCAACCGCTATTGTCCGTAAGCTTAAACCAGAATGTGGTTTCGTCCTTATCGACAAACTCGAACAAATGGATATGCAGACGCTCAATGAGTTTGGCGCATGGCTCGAACAAGAGGGCCTCCAAGCTATCGCAACACGAGTATCCACTGGCGATGAGTGCTCTATCATCATTGAAGATGGATACGTTAAAGATTCAGAATCAGCACCTGCTGCACCACCTACACCTAAGTGGGAAGCCGGTAAATTTTAGAAAGGGGAATGAAAATGAATATTACAAGAGGAGTTCAGGCTAGAGCCCAAAAGACGGTTATCTACGGTCCAGAAGGGGTCGGTAAATCACAATTAGCAAGTCAGTTTCCGGAGCCTCTCTTCATCGATACGGAAGGGTCCACTGGCAACATGGATGTGGCACGCTTGGATAAGCCCACAAGCTGGACAATGTTAATGAATCAGATTGCTTTTGTCAAAAGTAATCCGACAGTTTGTAAGTCCTTGGTTATCGATACCATCGACTGGGCAGAGCGTCTCTGCATCGAGCATATCTGCGCTAGCCATAACAAGAAAGGTATTGAAGACTTTGGTTACGGCAATGGCTATACCTATGTATCAGAGGAATTTGGCCGATTGCTGAATCGGCTTCAAGAGTTAGTCGACATCGGTGTGAACGTGGTTTTAACAGCACATGCCCAAATCAAAAAATTTGAGCAGCCAGATGAAATGGGGGCCTATGATCGCTGGGAATTGAAGCTAGGTAAGAAGACCACCTCTCAAACAGCGCCGTTAGTAAAAGAATGGTGCGACTTACTCCTATTTTGCAACTACAAGACCCATGTAGTTGCTTCCGACGACAAAGGCAAGAAGCATAAGGCCCAAGGCGGAACCAGGGTCATGTATACCGAGCATCATCCTGCGTGGGATGCTAAGAACCGCCACGGATTGCCATTCGAAGTCCCATTGGCGTATGGTTCAATCGCCCACATCTTCGAACGCCAATCGCAATCACCACAGCCAAATTCAACGCCAGTACAACCGGCTCCTAAGCCAGTACAACCTGTGCAAGCAATGCAACAAACACCACCTGCCACTCAACCGCAACAAGCACCTATGCAAGCCCCTACTGCAGACCCTGTATTAGCCCAGGCAGTAGCAGAGGCTCACGAAGCAGAGCAAACCGCACTCTTTGGCGAAGGTATCCCAGATGCTCTCCGAGATCTAATGAGAGCTAATGCAGTGACTTCTCAAGAAATTGAACGAGCGGTGGCTGAAAAAGGACTATATCCGTTAGGTACCCCAATAGCAAACTATGACCCTGCATTTATCGACGGTGTCCTAGTAGCAGCATGGGACCAAGTATTTGAACACATCAAGAAAGATAGAGAATTACCATTTTAGGAGGAAGTGCAATGAGCCAAATCAACTTAAATCTATCTCAGTTAGCAAATGGAGGTGTTCAGGAGAAGATAAACTCCGAATTAGAAAAAGTCTTAGATAACATCATGGACCCAAATACTAGCCCTAAAGAAAAACGGAAGCTTGTCATCACCTTAACCTTTTCGCCTAACGAAGACCGCTCACTCATCACAACGGAAGCTAATATCAAGCCTAGCCTAGCAGCACAAAATAATGTATCAACAATGATCATGGCTGAGAAAGATTGGAAAACAGGTGAAATATACGCTAATGAACTTCAAAGCGGAGCAAAAGGCCAAACTTTCTTCGACAATGACGGTTACCTTCGGACCGACACAGGCGAGTTAATCGAAGATAAAGCGGAAAGTTCAACAATCGTAGACTTTAATAAAAAACGTGCCTCTAACTAAGAAAGGAAGCAAAAATCATGTCAGAAAATATTAAAGAAGCTTTAGAATACGCAGTCGACTTATCAAGAGATGCTGAACCTATTTTGGTAGATGACGCAGGAGATGAGTGGTACGACGGAAATCGCTATAACATGAAACCATTGGAGTCACCGGTTTACCTACCTAAAACAATGGAGCTTAGCACATTGACTGGTTTGGTAGACTATATCAAATCAGGGCTCAATGAACTCAACGAGCAAAATCTAATTGTTCAAGTCGCGGGTCCGCGCCTGGTTAATGTTTATGCAGAAGATGAATGCATGTATAAGAAACGAGCTCATCTTGTTGAGGTATCTGCAATTGGCTTGATTCCAAATCTTACACTGGACTACTACATGGATCAAGAGACATTCAACATTGAATTGCAATCTAAGTATGAAGATGCAAACGACCGGAATCTGCTCCTTGAATTCACCTCTAAAGTAAAAGTTGAATCAGGAAGCGAAACGACCGACAATGGCGTGTCTCAAATCACGACAATTAAGAATGGTGCTGCTAGCTTAACAAAAGCCGTAGTTCCTAATCCAGTTAACTTGAAGCCTCGACGGACTTTCTTGGAAGTAGAACAGCCAGCTAGCTTATTCGTTTTCCGGATGAATAAGCAAGGTGAACTAGGTTTATTCGAGGCAGATGGCGGAGCATGGCGCTTAGAAGCTATTCAAAATATTGCTAACTATCTCAAAGAACAATTAAAAGACCACGGGAATGTCACAATCTTAGCTTAATAACAGGAGGAAACAAAAATGACAGAACAATACAACAACTTCGAACGTGAATTAGATTGGAACGAACAAATCACCCAGGACAGCGAATTCGTCATCTTAGAGCCAGGCGAGTACTGGTTCAAAGTTGAGAAGTTTGAACGCGGTCGCCACACACCTAAACCTCAAAACCCAGGTAAACTACCTGCCTGCAACAAGGCGGTCCTAACCCTGGAAATCACAACAAATGATGGTCAAACCAAAAAGTTAACCCACAACTTGTTCTTGCACTCACGCACAGAGGGAATGCTATCAGCCTTCTTCGGTGCAATCGGTCAGAAGAAACATAAGGAACCTCTTCAAATGAACTGGAACCTAGTGCCTGGCGCTGTCGGCGTTTGCTCCATCAAGAAAGGCCTATCTCGCAATGGTAACGAGTTTAACGAAGTCGGCTACATGATCTACCAAGACGATGTCGACCCAACCAAACAGTTAAACCAACGACCAGGGATGGCAGCACAACCTATGATGCAAGCACAGCCTCAATTCCAACAACAAACACCTGTGCAACAGTATCAACAACAACCATTACCTACCTCTCAGCCTCAACAATGGCAACAAGGTAGATTCTAATAGGTGACTCGAATGGAATTACGACCTTATCAACAAGAAGCCCGTGAGTCCATTCGAAGAGAATGGGAAAACGGCAATAAGAAAACCCTGCTGGTACTGCCAACAGGGTGCGGGAAGACTATCGTCTTCTCTAAAGTAATCGAAGACCGAGTGAGAAAGGGCGAGCGAGTGCTCGTCCTAGCTCATAGGTCAGAGTTGCTAGAACAGGCAAGCGACAAGCTTAAACAATCAACAGGACTCAATACTGCTACAGAAAAAGCAGAAGAAACAAGCATTGGCAGTTGGTTCCGCGTAGTAGTTGGCTCCGTCCAAACGCTACAGCGTGACAAAAGGCTTAGAAAATTCGCCAAAGACCATTTCGACACAATTGTGGTAGACGAAGCGCATCACTGCATTTCAGACGGCTACCAACGAGTGCTAGGACATTTCGACCAAGCGAATGTACTAGGCGTGACAGCAACACCGGACCGTGGGGATATGCGCAATCTTGGGACTTACTTTGAATCATTAGCTTACGAATACACCTTGCCTAAAGCAATTAAGGAAGGGTACTTATCTAAGATTAAGGCACTCACAATTCCTTTGACCTTGGACCTTTCAGGTGTTGGTACGCAAGCTGGTGACTTCAAATCAAGCGACCTAAGCTCTGCGTTAGATCCGTACCTTTACCAAATCGCCGATGAGATGGCTAAGCAATGCCAGGACCGTAAGACGGTGGTATTCCTACCTCTCGTTAAGACGAGCCAAAAATTCCGCGATATTCTCAACGAGCGTGGCTTTAAGGCTGCAGAGGTGAATGGTGAGTCCAAAGACCGGGCAGAGGTCCTAAAAGACTTCGAAGATGGCAAATACAATGTGCTTTGCAATTCGATGCTATTAACTGAAGGTTGGGATTGTCCATCAGTCGACTGTGTTGTGGTCTTACGGCCTACAAAAGTTAGGGCCCTCTACAGCCAAATGGTGGGACGAGGCACTCGGTTATTTCCAGGGAAAGAAGAGTTACTGTTGCTAGACTTCCTATGGCACACAGAACGGCACGATTTATGCCGGCCAGCAAGTATTATTGCAACCGACGAAGCCGTTGCTAAAGCGATGACTAAACGTTCGGAAGAAGCAGCTAACGTGGCCCTAGACATCATGGACTTAGAAGAGGTAGCAGTTAAGGATGCCGTCGCAGAACGTGAAGAAGCACTGGCTAAGAAATTATCTGAGATGCGTAAACGTAAGCGGTCGTTAGTAGACCCTCTACAGTTCGAAATGAGTATTCAAGCAGAAGACTTGGCCAACTATGTTCCTGCTTTTGGCTGGGAAGCTGGACCGCCGTCTGAAAAACAACTGAAGGCACTAGAGAAATCCGGTATCTTCCCAGACGAGGTAGAGAATGCCGGTAAAGCCAAGCTTATCCTTGATCGCCTTGATAAGAGACGAAGCGAAGGGTTAGCGACGCCAAAACAAATAAGATGCCTAGAGCGGTATGGATTCCGCAACGTAGGCATCTGGAAATTTGATAATGCTAAGCGACTCATCGACCGGATTGCAGCCAATAACTGGCGCGTCCCTCGTGGTGTCGATGTCGCTAGTTATGAGGGGTGAGAATTATGGAAATCATCTTACTATCAATCATCACATCTGGCATCGTATCGTTTCTGATGATGAAGTTACAGATGAAGATGATAGAGATTTGGATGAATAGATTTTTTGAAGAAGAGTCCAGGAGAATAAAAAGATTACTCAGATAAGCATATTTGACAGAAGTGGGACCCAAACATGGTTGGGACAATTTTTCCTTCAACTAACTCAACCCTGTCAAAATCCATAATGTGAGCTTTGACATAATCTACTTGTTCAGGAGGAATATTATCGTAATTGGCACCATTTTGTTGGGCGTCTTTAAACGATTTTCCTAAAGCCTCGGCGTTCTTGTATTCGATAGATTGGTAGATTTCTTCGTATGCATTTTCTTCAAGTGAGTATCTATCGTATGTTACCTCAACGAGATTTAACCTAACTAAATTATCGATTGATGCTGCCATAGACTCCTGTCCGCAGTCTACGTTTTTATTTACGTAAAGATTGTCTAATGAGATAGTAAAACCTCCAGAAAGTTTATGCATCAGAACTCTTCCGATAACTTGATTTCCATAGTATACAGAACGTAAATTCGCGGCATCTAAAGGAGTTATTTGTTTAATAATTTCTACGAAAGCAGGGTGAATATTCTCGTCATTCGTTTTATCCATTGAGGCAGCAATGAGATTGGCGAACATTTCTCTCATCTCCTCTTCTTCGATATAAAATTTAGATGCTTCTAAAGCTGGACCGACGACGGATAGCGAGGGTTCTTGAAGATTGTCTTCTGGAATGGCAACGACCTTTTGAGCAATACTTTCTTTGTATTGTTGGATATTTAGTTCGTTCTCAACCCGCTTTTTCTCCGCAGCTACGTGCAATTTATCAAATCCAGCAAGCACCATAAGATCATCCAGAACTTGTCCTGGGACGGTGGCTTTACCTAATGCAGCTCCTGCAAAGCCTGAAGCAAAAGTTGTTAAAGCAGTTGTAATGATTGGATCCATACAAGACACATCCTTATACGTGTATTTTTAATCACATTATATCACACAGAGAAAGAAGGTGATACCTTGTCAGAAATTAAATTAACTGAGCTACTCGAATATGTCGATCCTGCACTATGCTCCTATCAGGAATGGGTAAACGTCGGGATGGCCCTCAAACACGAAGGCTACACAGCTATGGACTGGGACTCATGGTCCAAGGGAGACCACGCACGCTATCACGCAGGTGAATGTTTTAGAAAATGGGACTCTTTCGAAGGCAGCAACACCCCGGTTACTGGTGGGACCATTTACCAAATGGCAGTTG